CTCCATCCCTAACGGGATGGAGGGCCTCTGCATGGTACTTTTGGTATCATGCGCGCGTGGGACTGCCAATAGGTTAGTTTGCAACTTACCTATCCGGGTCCGGAGTGCGCGAAGAGCAATCTTCGTTACAGGGGGTAACCCCTAGTCTACCTGCCCCTCGTGGGTAAGTAGAGCTTCGACCTAGCGCGGATGGAGGACTAGTTGGCACTAGTCCTCCCGTCCACTGGTCAGTTATGAGGAGGAACCATGACTGTTTTACTAATCATGGTAGATCTCCTTCGTGCTGCCATACCTCCCGCCCTAAGCCATGTTTTGGCGCTCAGGCGTGTATCGAAAAAGTGGTTACCACGTTTTCGTAGAGGGAGAACCGATTGACTACCGGTTCGTGGAACAAAGGCAACGGCGTAGTAGTATCGGGGTATCCAGCCTCGTCGTCGTCTGTCTCGATCGTCTGGACAAAAAGCTGGAATGGGGCAGATTCTTATACCCCGCGAAGTATAGCAGTCTATGCACGTGATGAAAATGGGAAACCACTTTATCGCGATAAAGACGGCTACAAATACGCTCCAGCCCCGGCCTTAGACGTGCCGGTCGTCCCTGGGAAGGGACCTGAACCCAGATTTTCAAGCTTTGTGAATCTGGTCCCGAACGCCCTTAAGTTCAGGGAGGAAGTGGCCCTAGGCGAACCGCCTAAGCTTCCGTTCTACCCAAGTTGGAATGATGAGCATAAGCCCAAGCGGCAACGCTTGAAGCCCAATGCGTACACCATGACAACTACCAAGCGAGTAGATGCCGCAATCGGGTACTACGTTTGGTCTGGATTGGGGTCGACGTGTTTTCCATCCAATAAGTTTTGGCAAACCGGATGGTTAATGCGTGACTTCGGAGGTAACGGTAACTGGTCAGCTACCAACCTCTTGACCGCTAACGACCAGATTCGTCTGGTTCAAAAGCTTAGCGAGAAAATCCAGGGGTCCGGCTTTAATTTAGCCGTGTCTTTGGGAGAAGGTCGTCAAGCCCTGGCAATGATCGGAGATAGCGCTACTCGCATTGCGAATGCGCTCCGATTGCTTAAGAAGGGAGACGTCCTAGGCGCGTGGAAAGCTTTATACCGCGGCCTGAAAGCAGGGAGAACCTACGAATCACTTCCGGGTTTCACTCGCTTGAAGAAGCAAGTGGACACTGAGACTCAGGAACGGTGGAAACACTGGCTCCTAGTCAATCCGAAGTGGAGGAAGAGGAACGGTAACCCCCGAAAAGGGGCCCGTCAACAGTTCCTAAGAGAACTGGATCTCTCTGATCGTCCTGTCTATCGTCAATCGACTTTGGCGGACGACTTCTCTAGCTGGTGGCTTCAAATGTCATACGGCTGGATTCCGCTTCTGAAGGACGCGGAAGATGGCGCCAAGTTTTTGGCCCATCAGCTTAGCGTGCCTATCCAAGTACGGTATACCGTACAGGTGCGCAAGGAGCAAAATCAGTCCAGGGTATCTTCAATTACGTGGTGTCCAAGTCCTTCTAAAAGGATAGACATTTATTCCACGACATCGCAGCACCACATAAGGAGGCTTACTGCCTACTTTGTGGAGAAGCCGTCGATACCTAAGTTATCTGGGCTGTTAGCACCTGAATCCGTGGCCTGGGAGTTGATGCCCTGGAGTTTCGTCATCGATTGGTTCATACCAATAGGTGACTGGCTCGAGGCGCGTTCATTCGCCCAAGGTTTAAACGGAACCTTCGTAACGACCGATTACAAGGTCGGAAAGGCTTACCCTCCTCATACAGGAGCGGGGCACCTCTCCGTTGCATCCATGCCAGCTGGAGAAACTCCAGGCTACTGGTCTGCGACGGTTGATAGGGTTATTTCTACTACCCTAGACGTTCCGAGGCCGAGCGTTAAACCGCTAGCAAAGGCCCTCTCTTGGAGGCATTGCGTTAGTGCGTTGGCCCTACTCATCCAAGCAAGGCCTTCAACCCTCAAGTAGGGTTGTCGGTCGCTACCATTGGTAGTCGCTTGGTTCTCACTTTTCCGTGAAAACAACAAGAAGAAAACAATGGCACAACAAGCCAATATCACCGTGTTCGACGGTGCTGCCACTCCTGTCTCGCACACCTTGGTGGGCGAAGGCATTGAGCGGCTTTCTGACGGGTCGCTCGTCGCTACGTGGAAGGAGTCCCTTGCGGGGGTCCCCGACTACGCTCAAGTGCGAGTCAAGATGACGAAGAAGAAGCTCCCTTCGGGGGTCTTCCGCGTCACCACCCGTGTGGAAGTTCCTGTGATGGAATCCATCTCTGGCCAAAACTCGTCCGGTTACACTGCGCCTCCGAAGGTGGCGTATGTGGACACGACCGAAGCCGTGGGTTATTACCACGAGCGGTCTGTTGTCACCGGTCGGCGTTTGAGCCGCCAGATCATGGTGAATCTCATGGGGAACATTTCGACGTCGGTTGCACCTGCTACTGCAGGGCCCGCGCCTGAACTGTTCGACCAACTGATTCAGGTGTCGTAAGATCGACACCGGAGGGCCACAAGCTCTCCCGGTTGGCCTGTGACTGCGAAGTCACAGGGTCTCTCTATCTTTCTCTTATGGAGTATGCTATGAGGAAAATACCTCATTGGACAGAGAGCTTCACCCCTGGTGAGTCGATTGACATTCTCAGGGACATCGCCCTGCGTCACATCGAAAGGGCCCTTTCTCGCGAGAGTTCTCTTCGTTCTTCATTGTTAGACGAAGAGATAGCCCAACCGTTCGGTGTTAACCACATCGAGCGAAAGGCAAGCTCTCAGAGACGGTCCGATGTGGCTAAGAAGTTTGAACACTTCATTCGAAAGTGTGACTTCTTAGCGCTAGCGCAGTATGACCTTGAGCTGAACTCTCCGCTATGGGAGGACAGCATCGGGACACTGAAGGACCTGCGCCAAGTCGTCGCCTTCTTCTCTAAGCTCGAAGAGCTCGAAGTTGGTATTGATAAGGAGCTTGAGGCCTTTAAGACCTTCAAGGCAACCGAAGACCTGTGTCGGGAAACCAACAAGATCTTCAAAATGGTGCGACGAGGGGAGTTTTCATTCTCACCTCGCGTTAGTGCTCGTATTTACGAAGCACAGCGTAAAATCGCACGCGTTTTGGGTCCTGTCCCTAGCTGGGAAGCTCTGGGTTACAGGTTCGGTAAAGGCGCCACAACGCTCACGAAGAAGCGTTTTGCATCCCTGACGCGAAAATTCGCGGATGGGGTTGCCTGTAGTGACGAGATGCTCCCCGCAGCGCAAGCTGTGCTGGGGCAGCTGCCAGCCCTCTGTACCGCATGGGCTTCTGCCCATGTGGAAACTTCAGAGGAGTCCTGGTGGTCAGTACCCGTCGTTTTGCACGATGGTATACTGAATTTCGTCAACAAGGACATGGCGAAGCATCGCGCAACGGTTACTGAGCCGCCTTTGAACGGGCTCGCTCAGATGGCTGTCGACGATTACCTCAAACCAATTTTGAGGCGCCGTGCAGGTATCGATCTCACTGACCAGTCTCGGAATCAAGAGCTGGCACGATTGGGGTCGAGAACTGGGGGCATAGCGACCCTAGACCTGAAGTCTGCTTCAGACACTATTGCCATCGAAGCAGTGGCAGAGTTGCTTCCTCTTGATTGGTTCTCTTTTCTAAGCCTTTTACGCACAGGTCATGTGCTGTATAAAGGTGAGAGGATCAAGCTCGAGAAGTTTTCTTCGATGGGAAACGGTTTTACCTTTCCCCTAGAGTCCCTTATTTTCTGGGCTCTAGCTTCAGCCTGCTGCGAAGCAGGTGAGATCGTATCCATTTATGGAGACGACATCATAATTCCATCAAATCGTTTCGACGATGTCGTGGAATTACTGAATGCTGTTGGGTTCATTCCCAACACGAAGAAGTCGTTCGCAAAGGGTCCCTTTCGGGAATCCTGCGGAGTGGACTGTTACCTTGGTATCGATGTTCGCCCCTACTTCCAAAAGAAGTGGATTTCGGGCGAGACCCTGTTCACGCTACATAACTTTTATGTACGTGAGGGTGAGAAGGAAATGGCGGAATACGTCAAAACCTTCATCCACCCGGCTCTCCACATCTACGGACCCGATGGGTACGGCGATGGTCACCTCATCAGCGAATGCTGGGAGGGTAGGAGAAGCGACCGCATCTTGAAGAGCGGTTGGGCAGGGTTTACCTTCCAAACGTACAAACTTAGGACAAGGAAAGACTGGGAAGTCTATCCAAACTCCGCGTTTGTGCTACCTCTATACACGGTATATCGTCGGGGGGAAACCCCTGTGATACCGAAAGAGGTCCTCTCGTCTAGCCCTATTGTCGAACGCTATGACCCCGAAAGGGGTTGGAGCGAAGGCAATACTGAGGGTCCAGTGCGAGTCAAGAACGCCTTTTGGATTAAATTCCTCAAGCGCGGGATCGGCCAGTACCATGAGACCTTGCCTCTAACAACCAAAAAGGTTGAAGAGGCCATCATCCCAGGGGTTGATCTCCCTACGGTTGATGCTGCTAGTCCTCGAGATAAGGCTGAAAGGCCTTACAAGAAGGTAGCGATCTACATCTTCGAACCGGGCTAACCGCCCGGGGACGCCTGTCAAAGCGATATTTGGCTGGAAGGGGAATTCCCTATAACCAAACAC